TTAATAAAGCGCATTGGTCCATGGAAAAAGATCATATTCGTCTTTCCATGCCAATTAATAAAGTAGATCAAGAGCGTAGAACCGTTTCTGGATTTGCAACTCTTGATAATCTTGACAAGCAAGGCGATGTTGTCCCCGCTGAGGCTTCTAAGAAGGCTTTTGAGCGTTTTCGTGGCAACCTAAGAGAAATGCATCAACCAATTGCGGTGGGCAAGGTTGTATCTTTTAAAGAAGATAAGTATTTCGATCCAGATTCAAAGAAATTTTATAATGGAATTTACGTTTCTGCATACGTTTCTAAGGGTGCTCAAGACACATGGGAAAAGGTTCTTGATGGAACACTCACAGGATTCTCTATCGGTGGAGAGATTCATGAGTCAGAAGACGTTTATGACGATGAAATGAATAAGGCTTATCAAGTTATTAAGGATTACAGCCTTAGCGAACTTTCCCTTGTTGACAACCCTGCCAATCAGTTTGCTAATGTTATTAGCGTAGAAAAAGGAGAGGCAACGGGATTTTTGTCTAAGGCAGTAATTGAGAACGTGTACTGGTGTCGTCACGACGACATTATTCAAATGTCTAAGGAAGATTCAACATCTTGCCCACAATGCGAAAAGTCAATGGATAATATTGGTTTTGTAGAAAGCAATGATGAAGATAAGGCTTCAATGGTTAAGGGAATGCTGACAAAGATAAAGAAGTTTGTCATTCAAAAGAACATTGAAGAAAATTCCTTTGTAAAGTTTGATGGAGAATATGGTCGTGTTTCTCAAGTAATTCTTAAAGGCGGTGCAAGGCTTTCATCTGATGAAGATGTAATAGTTGCTAGTTCAGATGATCCAGTTGTGATTATAAAAGTATATTCACAAAATGAAGGTATAATAGTACCCACAAACCGTCGCGTTATTAAAAATATTTCTTCACTAGAGAAAGTTAATGCGATTAGTAAATCAGAGGTAAAGGAGGTTAGCAAGATGGACTCAGACGTTATTGTAGTAGATGAGATTGAAAAGAGTGAAACAGTTGAGACTGAGCCAACCGCACTTCCCGTTGAAGAGGCTGATGCAACAACCGCTGAGGTAACTAAGGGCGATGACATGGAAGACAAGAAGGCTGACGATATGGAAGCCGAAAAGTCTGACGAGCCTGAGGTTACAAAGGCAGAGCACGCTGAAGACGACGAGGAAGAAGAAATGATGGAAGAGGCAGAGAAGGCTGTTTCCACAGAAGACATTGAAAAGTCTGAAGGTGTTGACAATACTGCTGATGTAGTAAATGAGATTAACAATTCTCTTACATCTGCACTCACCACTCTTGCTGAGACAGTAAAGGCTCTTGATGCCAAGATTGAAGGCATTAACAAGGCTTTCGGCGGAGCCGTTGCTGAAATTAATAGCAAGGTGGAAGAAGTACAAGAAAGTTTCGGAAAGCGCGTAGACGCAGTTGAAAAGGATACTGCTTTCCGTAAGTCTGCTGATCTTGGCGAGATCTTGCAGGAAGAACCAGTAAAGGTAGAGAAATCTGCCTGGGGCGGTCGTTTCCTCACAAATGCCGACCTATTTTAATAACAGGAAATACATGGAGGTGAAAGTAAAATGGCAGAAGAAATTCTGAAGAACCAGCCAAGTGAGTCTGGCGAGTACGGTCATCCAAACCCAGGTCTATACCAGGGTCAAGGTGCAGTAGCCGCAGGTGGCATTGGTGATGTTTCTGATCCAACAGCAGGAGTTGTTGGTAACATCCCTAACGCTAACATGGGCGTAACCACTGGACCAAACGCCGTGAACCCAACAGGTACTCCTGGTGGTATTCTGAATCCCGAACAAGCCCGTCGTTTCATCGACTACGTTTGGGATGCAACAGTTCTCGCTCAAGATGGACGTAGAGTTACAATGCGTGCAAACACCATGGAACTTGAAAAGGTTAATGTTGGTGAGCGTGTAATTCGCGCTGCTTCACAGGCTCTTGGTGAGTACACAAACGCTGGTGCAACATTCACAAAGGTTGAACTAACCACAAAGAAGATCCGTCTGGATTGGGAGGTTTCAACTGAAGCCCTTGAGGATAACATCGAGGGTTCAGCACTTGAGGACCATCTCGTTCGTCTAATGACAAACGCTTTTGGTAATGACCTTGAGGATCTAGCCATCAATGGCAATGGAGGTGCTGACCCATTCCTTGGAATCATGGATGGTTTCGTAAACCAAGTTACCACTGGTAGCGATGCTCACGAAGCCGTTGTTGATCTCACATACGGATGGACACCACAGGTAATGCAGGAGATCGTTTACGCTCTCCCACGCAAGTACCGTGCAATCAAGTCTGGCCTCAAGTTCTACGCAGGAACAGACGTTTTTGCTAGCATTGTTGAGAAGAATGGCACCCTCGCTGACGCTATTGCAGAGGCATTCGCTGGAACTCCAGCAGGCACACCTGCAAACCGTCAGGATTATCTGGATGGCAATGGTCAGACATTCGGTGGTGCTCGCACCACTCGCGTTCTGGGCATTGATGTTCAGGAGGTTCCTTACTACCCAGCAGACTATGCTGATCTTACATTCCCACAGAACCGCGTTTGGGGCTTCCAACGCGATATCACTGTGAACCGTGAGTACAAGCCAAAGAAGGATACAATTGAGTACACCATCTTTGTTCGTTTCGGTATCACATGGGAAGAACTTGACGCAGTTGCTTATGCAGATAACAACGTATTCACCTCATAATTGAGTGAATAAGCGTCACCCGTTGAGGGGAGGGAGTCTTGAAAACTCCCTCCCTTCAGCATATTCTGATATAATTGCATTAAAGGAAAGGTATGAATATGTCTGAAAACACTAATGCTAATACAGCAAAATCTACTCCTGCTAAGAAGACTTCTGCAAAAAAGACTACAGCAACAAAGAAAGTCGCAGAGCAGTCAAAGGAAATCATCACTTCAGACGTTGCAGAAGCAACAACAAACGATGATGGTCAGGAAGTAATTACTGGACCCAAGAAGGTTAAGTCTTCTCCCGTTTCTAATAATAAGACAAATGATGAAGGAATTATTGGTTCAAGGGCAGCAGATAAAGCACTTGTTAAAGAAGAAATAGCACAAACAGATAGACCAGTTGTAACAAAGAAGGCACCAGCCAAGAAGAAGGAGGACGACAAGGTTCTCCTTTGGTCAAAGAAAAACGTTCGTTGGCAGGGTGTAGGGTCTTTGTCATCTGGATATAACGTTGTTACAAAGGAGGCTGCCGATAAGTGGTTAGAAAGACGCGATATCCGCGAGGCTTCTGCTGAAGAAGTAAAAACCTATTACGGCACATAATACATGGAGATATTGAGATTAGCCCCATTCCCACTGACATATGCCCTGGAAGATCTGAGTGCAAATACTGATTATGTTATTGCAATTCTTGACGATCACGCCACAGATTTAGTAGAAATTTCAGTTACATCAGATGGGAGTGGGGGAATTTCAACACCCCTTCCAAATTATTTTTCAAGATATGATCAAACATATAGGGTGGAGATATATGAAAAAACAGGGGAAGATGAAGACGGTTCTGCCATTCGCGGAGATTATGTATATGCAGACACACTGAGTATAGTTAGACCATACGCAGATCCATCACTTTTTGCAGAAACAGAAGACGAGTTGGAGCAAGCAAAGATGTATGAGGTCATTGCTCGCGCAATTATTGATTCTTATATTGCAGATGGATTTTATTATTCTAGAGAAGTAGTTGACACAGTTGGACTAAATAACGATTATTTGGTGTTGCCATATAGACTAAATAAATTAATAAAGTTATACGAAAACGATTATCTTGTATATGATTCAGAACCAACAAGTTCTGAATGGGAAAATCTTAGAGATTATACAATTACCGCAGACGGAAGCGCAATAACAGTGGTTATAGACGATATCTATGGAGGATATAATCGTATGCAATCAAAGGCGGTAGTTCCAAGAACCGCTGCCTCAGATTCATTTACACTTTATAATACTAATGATTCACCAAACATTATTCAAAATATCGCTGGCTCTCCCATGTTTCCATCGGGAAGAGATTATATAGTCGTTGTTGATGCAGGCTGGCCCATTGTTCCAGAAGATATTAAGGCTGCAACCAGGCTATTGATTAATGATCTAAAATGTAACACATCTCCTCACCTTAATTCTTACGTCAAACAATATGAGAGTGATCAGTTTTCTATTGAGTTCCAGCCAGACGCATACGTTGGCACTGGTAACAGGGTTGTAGACAAGATTTTGTCTAACCATACTCAACATTTCCACCGCATTGGAGTTTTATAATGGGACTCCTAGACGACAACTGCTCAAATTTTTTATTTCCTTTACAGTGTGACGTTTATTA